CTTTGTGTTATAAATAGTGCTTTTGCCATTTTTTAATGTTTTAACTTGGGTATGCTCCTTGTTTTGGCATGTTAACGGGTGCTTTATTTGCCTTTTTACTTCCTGCTGGGCTACGTTTGTAACTTTTAGGTATTGACTTAACTTTTTTATAATCTTTTAAATCTTTACTACCTTTTTCATCTAGTTTTTTAACCTTATATAATACTTGCTGCCATTTATGTCTACAATAAACACCGCCCTTGAATTTAAAGAGGTCGTACTTTTGCCCGTTGTGCATAGGTAACTTAGCAGCCTTAAAATTCATTTGCCTGCTAGCCTTATCAATATCTTCTATTCTATAAACAATACCTTGCCTAGTTCTGTTCATCATTTCTTCACAAAACGATCTTGACGGGTGTTTTTGTGGCTTTCTACTGCCCTTAACATATTTGTAACGTATTTTATAATATGATTTATCTAATATTGAAAACCCACTTTCTTTGTTGTCAATACTAAATTTTATCATTTCATCTGCCCAGTCTTGCTCACTTTCGTTATCCTCATCATAATCTCTAACGTCTACCATTTGCCATTCGTCAGAATCTATAATTTCACCTTTTAAGTCATTTAAAGCCTCTATAAGTAATTTATCGCTGTCTTCATCTTTTATATTCTTAGCTGCTAACATTTCCAGTTCTTGCTCTTGCTTAACCCCAGTTTCTTCTTCTATTACCTCATCGTTTTCTACCTCTATATCGATAAAGTCTAATGGGTCAAGTGTCTTAAAATATAGATTAAGAGAAATATTATTCACCGCTAAAACCTCTGATAAATTGTCGATAATTAAGTCTTGATATGGCCTAATAGTAGTGTTTGAAAATAACTTTTGAGCGTTTTCTATTTCTTCAGCATTTGAACCTAGGCCACCGCCTGATGAGTCTCTTAAACCTAGTAACAATGGACTTGTAACCCTGTGAGATAATAAAATCTTTTTAGAGCACTCCTCGCTTAAATACTGATAGTGTTGAGGTGCATCATTTAAAGGAATATCTTCAACAGTTGTTTTTTGTTCTGCATTGTGATTAAAAGCAATAATACATTTTTCGCCAAATGAGCCAGTCAGCTTGTTCATTACTTGGCTTTTAATTTGTTGCATTTTTTCCTCTGAGGGTATGCCCGAATTAAAATTTATAACCTTAGTCCCCGAAAAAGAGTTTTGAGCATCGTTTATTAAGTAATCTGCAATCTCTTTCTCTAAAGTAGCATACGAAGTAGAATAATCCGCAGGACTTATATAATGATAGCCAGTAACATATCTTTTGATAATCTTTATTTCGTTTCCTGTTCCTTTGCTACCAAAAACAGGTATTTTAGTAAGTTCTGTATTTTGCTTAACCTTAGACCAATCAGCACTATAATAATAGGCCTCTATATCGCCATTTTCATTGCATTTCTCAGGTCTTAACGTTTCTCTTGGAAAATGTGTAACCCTATCTATTTTAGTGCCTTTATATGTAATTTGTAAAGCTGCCTCACCTAACATTTTTAAGTCTAAACATATCTTTCTTAAAACATCTGGTTTAAGTAATTTTTTCATTTCTGCAAACTGCTCAGGCTTTTGTGCTGAATCTGTTGCCTCTAAGCCACGTCCATAAATCTGTTGAGCAATACCTGTAATAACAGCTTGATTTGTAGTAGAGTCCATGAAACAGTCAATAAGATCTCTATAGTAATCGTTATTTTCACCGACACCTACCCAATCGCGATTTGTCTCCTCAGTTACTAAAGGGCGTTCATATTGGCTTAATTCTATAAAATGTAAATTATTCATAATATATAAATTCGTTATTGCTGGTGTGCGATGTGTAAACACCATTGTTAATTTCAAAACTTCCTACAGCTTGATCTGTGCAAAATATTTTATCTCTGAAAATTGAAAAACTGTTTGTTGAACTTGTTATATTAATAGTATAAAATTCACCCTCTTTTAAAGTAGTGCTTAGAGAGTATGAATTATAATACTGAGCTTCAGGAAATAAAGCGTTTCTATCTGAAAATATTTCTTTGTTTTCACTTTCAGACGTTATTATAATTTCATAGGTATTAGAGCTTTCTATTTTTTCTCTAGGTATAAAGTTAATAGTTCCCCCTGAAGTTGTTAATATTTGCATTTTATAAATTTAAAAAAAAAGGGAGACAAAACTAAATTATCTCCCATAAACCAAACATATATATCATGAATTAAACCAATTACAATTTAATGTTTTTAACTATTTGTACCAGCTACCACTGTACATGCACCAGTTATACTAGTACCAAAAGGATCAGCTTGTGTAGCTCCACTTATAAAATTTGCTGGTAGCTTTTCATTTGCAACAAGAGTAAGTGAACTAATACCGCTCATATCTCCCATAGCAGCACCGGTTGTAATACTACCTCCTGATACTGACATTCCATGGTCTTTTCCTGCTAAAACAAAGTTACCGTTCATATCTTCGACAACACAATGTGGTCTCCCAAAAGAAAGTAATTTTAATTGTACCATGTCCTCCTTAGTTAACTTCTGTAAGTTCAACGTTAAAGTCTGTTCAAAAAATACAGTACCGTTTTCTGTACTTGCTGTAACCGCTTGTTCTAAGGAATTAGCACCTTTAACTAAATATTTATAAGCAAAAAATGTCCCTGAAACGTCAGTGACCTCATCACTCGTTAAAGAGACTGTTCCTAAATCTCCAAAGTCTATAAAATAGACCGCGTGTATTGAACCAACACTGTCTCTACATGGTACATTCCGTCCCGCTGATAAATCACAACTCATATTTTAAAGTTTAAATAGAGGGCTATTTCAAGCCCTCGTTATTAATTAATTAATTAGGTATAATAAGTAACCTCACCTAAGAATCCTGTTTGAATACCAGCTTTAAACCTAGCTACAAATCTCACATTTTGGTCACCTAAAGTATCCCCTGTGTCAATCAGTTTAATTTCTGACATATCACCCTCAATACCACAGCCAAAGAATAAGTTTGATTTTTGAGCAGCTACCATGTCGTTTGCAGGTAGACCAGGAGCTCTAAATAATTTAATTCCGTCGAATAGTAAATTATCTCCTAAATCTTGATTGTTTCCACGGCCTTCAAAACCGTTTCCACCCAATCCATTAGCACCGAAACCACCTAAAGCTCTAACATAAGCCTGATATATAGAGTTACTAATATAAATATGTAAATCTTCTTTATCTAATAGAGATGCTTTATTAGCAGCAATATTATCAACCACTTTCCCAATCTCTGTTACAACGTTTGAAGCGTCTACAGTTGTTCCTGTGACTACAGCACCACCTAACAATGAAGATGCACTTGCAGCGTAAGTTGTTGTAAACCCTGTTAAGTTACCACCTGAACCGTTACCTGTCCAAATTTGTTGTTCTACAAATTCAGCTATTTTTGCAATATACTGCTGTACAATAAAATCTGAGTAGCTTTTTGGTAACACTTGACTATCCATTGAATAACCCATTTGGGCTGCAATCCAAT